GAGTCTTGGAATGAAAAGCTAACCAAGTACGAGGAAGAAGTCCCCGAAGTTCGGGATAACATCAAAACCCTCGTCACTACGTTCCAAGGCATTGATGAAGGTTACGGTAATTACATTGCCGGAACAATCATGCAGCTGGATAACGGCCCTCAGATCATGGACTACCTTTCTCAAAATATCGGCGAGGCCCAGAGAATTGTTGCTTCTGGTCCTGTGGCTGCAACTCTCGCTATCGGTAAGCTGGACGCTATGTTCACCAAAGCTCCGGTAGAAAAGAAAAGCAACAAGAAGGTATCTGATGCTCCTGAACCGCCCAAGGAAAGGGCACGAGGAAGTAACGGACAGTTTACTGTTCCGCCAGATACCGATGACCTCGATGCCTTCGAGAAGGTATTTTATAAACGGGAACGTTAGTTCCTAGTAAATACCGTCGCGGAGGTTTCCTTAAACACATGAAGGTAATCTACTAGAATGGCTAATATTACAGTTGACCAACAGAAGTTGGTTCTCAACTCCTTCGCGGCTATCTTCCAGAACAATCTCCTTGCTAAGGATGTTGTGACTTGGAAGCAGTACAACGACGAAATGTCTGACCGCAATAAGCTGCAAGTCGCAGAACAGGTTGGTCCGCGCTACACGATCACTCAGACGACCAATGGTGTTGCTGATCTGACCAGTGGCGTTCAGGACTCGGTGTTCGGTTCTGAGCAGTTCACGGTCAATAAGACCTTCGGCGCTTCGATGGGTTGGGCTGACTTCGTGAAAATTCGTGACATTGGTGAGGCGCGTGAGAATGTTGCTCTTACCAATGCTGCGACTAACCTCGCGGAACAGATCGATGCCTATATTCTTAGTGTCGTGGCTCTGTGCGCTAACAACCAGACCGGTACTGCCGGTAATAACCTCGCTACGTTCACGGACGTCGCACAGGCTTATACCCGGCTGAAGAAGGAAGGTGTCGATGACTCCGATCTTCGCATCGTTGCAACCTATGATGACAAGCAGAACCTTGGCACCAGCATTCTGAGCCTCGCCGCTCCAGATGCTCTCGTCACGGGCGCTTATCGTCAGGGCTTCACCGGTGATGTCGCGGGTATTCCGACGATGTTCACTCAGCAGCTTCCGGTTCTCACTAATGGTACTCGCACGAATGGTACGGTCTCTGGTGCTAACCAGAACGTCAACTATTCGTCGGTTGCTATCTCGGGCGCTCCGGGCCAGTATCTGACCCAGACGATTAACCTCGCTGGTCTCGGTGCTGGTGGCACGATTAAGGATGGTGAGATTTTCACTATCGCAAACGTGTTCGCCTATGACAACCGCTTGCAGGCTGCGAATAGCCATCTGCAGCAGTTCCGTGTCATTGGTGACACGACTGCTGACGGTACTGGTGCCGCTACGGCTCGCATCTTCCCGGCTATTATCGTTCCGAACACGGGAGGTGGTACGACTGCGAGTGTGAACTCTGCACACGCTACTGTGTCGGCTGTTCCGGCTAGCGGTGCGACGGTGACTTTTGTGGGTACGGCTTCGACGGCTTACAAGCCTCGTGTCATGCTTCAGAAGTCTGCGGTTATTGTTAATACTGCTGACCTCATCATGCCAGCCACGGGTACGGCGATGCGTAAGCAGTTGACTCAGATGCCTCTGAGCATCCGCATGTGGCAGGACAGCTTGTTCACCACGGGCGATCACCGCGTCCGATTTGACGTCGCACTTACAGCGAACGTCCACGACCGACGCCGTGCAGTGCGTCTATTCGGTAACTAATTGTTACCTGTGGGAGGGGTTTCGGCTCCTCCCACTATTTTCTTAAGGACGTAAACTAATGGAAGTTCGTGAAGTCTATTCTCCTCTGAGGCTCTCAGCTTCCGGTACGATTTGCCAAGAGCGCGGTCTTATCGGTGGCTTTCTTTGCACAACCTCGGGGACACTTCAAATCACTGATGGAGTAAATGCAGGCGGTGCCGATATCATTTCTTCTATACCTGTCTCCGCTGGTGTTTATTATCCCCTTGGCATTCGTTGCAAAAACGGCGCTTGGGCGGTCCTCGGGACCGGTGCAATCGGCACCTTCACAGTCGCCTAAGGATACATCGGTGCGTCGATATAAAGTAACTAGGCCGCCAGCCCTACCTATTCCTGTAAACACAGTTGCTCCGGTAATTAGTGGTACTGCTTCTGTAGGCTCGACGCTCACCGTAACAAGTAATGGAACGTGGACTAATACTCCTACAGGATTTGCCTTTCAATGGTACAGAGACAATGGGACGACACAAACAGCAATCCCTGGAGCCACCTCTTCTACCTATGTTCTAGTATCAGCAGATAAACCTAATAATATCTATTGTCAGGTTGCAGCAAGTAACGCTAGCGGCATCGGTCTTAAAAATTCAAACTCCTTGGGTCCAGTTATTGACAGTCTTGCAGCACCTGTTCTGACTCAGACCTCAACTGCTGGAACCAATCCGCCGACTTGGAATGCCACTATGGCTAATCTTCAGGACGGAGATACCATTGAACTATATTACACCGAGGATGGAAGCGCCCCTGTTGCTAATGGTTCACCGCAGGGAACTCACATAGCTAATGGTGTTGAAGAAAATGTCAATTGGGGCACGGCATGGCCCAATCCTTTCCCCGGTGGAATTACTATTAAATGGGCCGAGAGATACGGACGTGTCGTTGGTGGTGTAATGGAGTGGTCTCCACTCAGCAACATTCTATCCGATACAATGCCAGCAAGCGGTGCAACCTTCGTGCCGGGAACGGCTCCAGTAGGACAGAGCAATAGCGCAACGACGCACACCTTTACCAGTGTTGCTTTCGGCGCTGGAATACCGATTGTTGGTGTATCGGCATACTTTGTTACTGGTGTTACACTGACACCCACTGGCGGTGGCACTGCGATTTCGTTAAACCTTGTATCGGATATTGATCCTACACGTCGAGATGCTACGATCTGGAGTCATGCCGCTATCTCAGCTGGTAATTATGACGTTACAATCACACACAGTTCTGCAAACAGTGATTGCTCGATCCATCCGGGAACGCTTTCAGCGACGAGTGCAACGCCAGTCAGTACTTTCGGACAGGCAGCGGGTGTGTCGTCAACAAGTTACGCTGCTGCGGAAACAATGTCAACCGGTGGTATCTGGATTGCAATTGGACATGCTTATGCCTTGTCCACTATGAATTGGTCAAATGGTACTCCAACGAAGGATACTGAGGTTCAGACAGCCGGTTCTAGCAGTACCGGAAGTATGGCACACGGGACAACCTCTGGAACGGTAACGGTTGCTCCGAGCCCCGGAGCATTCGGTGCAATGGTTGGTGCGGTCTTTGTCTAAGGGAAGTCATGAATAAGAAACAGATTGTTATTGCACTTCTAGGTCTCAGCGTTAGCACTGCTGCTATTGCTGGACCGTGGACCGTAGGTCCTCAAACAATTACGTATCCCAATTCAACCTCACATCCTTTGGGAGACGGTAGCAACCAACGAGGAGGTATCCCCCCTGCCTATGGATATATGGACCCCGATGTTGGTAGCAATTTCATTGAAAGTGATTGGATACACGTAGGAAACTATTCCGATAAACTGTTCACCGCCTCACAATCTGGTACAACGCTAACAGTTTCTTCCTTTACCAGTGGCCCTCCACTTGCTAATGGCGATCTAGTTACCGGCTCGGGCGTAGCTAGCGAGCCTATCATAAATCAGTTGACCGGCACTACTGGCGGCGTCGGTACATATCAAATGGGCTCCTCCCAAACGCTAACTTCGCGCTCGATGTTCGTTGTCGGCAACTTCAAAAGCGCTGCAACAGGAGCTGATGAAGCCAAGGCACGCTTCGATTGCGAGTTCGGCTTCAGTGCTCAGGACGATCCAATCGTTAATCCCGGTAACCCCGGCGGGGCTTCACATAAGCATCACTTCGTCGGCAATCGGCTAGATTTAATTGGTTTGCTTGCAGGCAATGCGACCTATGCAAGTCTTCGCGGTTCGGGCTATTCAGGATGCTTCGGTGGTCCCCTGAATAGAACATTGTATTGGGAACCGGAACCCCGAAAAACACTATCAAATGGTGTTACTGTCGGTCAGAAATTTCATACTTTTGTGAGTTATTATGTCGGCGGCTTAATGGCTGATACATCTGGCGATATTTATGACGTTCGTTCGAATGTCGTATGGCCTCGCGGATGGGATACCATCAGCGGGTTTAATATGTCAGACCCAACTAATAGTCGATATACTAACATCATCGCTGCCGCTAACATTGCGACACACTCTGGAAAGTATGCCGCTGTTCCTACGGGAAATGGCTTTTTAGGTTGGTATTGCGAGACGCCGACTTCGGGAAATGGTTCTATTGCAACGAGTCCTGTACCCGGAGGCGATCATCAACCTTGGCTGCGTAATGGAGACGGGACTCCGACTCTCTCCTGTGCTGCTACAGCCTCTGATGGTAGCTCTGGACACTTGGTTGCTGACCTAATGACGATGCCTTGTTGGGATGGGGTTAACCTCGATAGTCCTGACGGTCGAGGGCATATGTTGAATAGTGTTATTGATACTGACACAGGTAAGGAAGTGTGTCCTAGCAATTGGTATAAAGTCCCGACCTTCCAAGCCAAGGCTGAATTCTACCACACCGGTCAGAGTGACTATACGAATTGGTGGTTATCTTCTGATCGTATGACAGGCATGAACTACGGTTCATTCAATGCTTCATTTAGTGGCACTACCATGACCATCACGAGTGCTGTTACTGGTGGTGTTGCCACTTATCATGCAGTCACTGGAGCAGGCATTCCTGCTAATACGATGATTGTCAGCGGTAGTGGGACTACATGGACGTTAAATACAAACGTTGGAACGATTTCCTCCGAAGCTGTTATAGTTCCCTTCAATAATGGTGAGACGATGCATTTCGATCTCATTCCTGCTTGGAGCTATGGGACTGTTGCAAGCCCCGGCGTATTTCTTCGGTTCATGAACCATTGTGCAGGAGTAACCATTCAACTCCAATCGACTGATACTCCAATGGTGGGTGATCCCCATGAGTGCAACTTCGGTACTATCGGTGCAAATGAAGGTATTTGGGTAAACGAAGCTCCGCCGACAGGAAATGCTGGCAGCCCAAATCCGGTTGTAAATGAAAATCCTGATTTCACGAAGAATACAAATAGATACATCAGACCTTCAACTGGAACTTCTATCCCCGGTCCTATGGGGAATTCACATTAATGACTACTTACACCACAATCATTAATACTGCTTTCCGCGAAAGCGGAATTACTGCTGCAGGAGATACTCCGAGCACGACAGAGCAGACTGAGGCTTTTGCACTCCTAAGCAGCATTGTTCAGGACGTAATGGGGCATGAAATTGGTGAACTCCAGACAGATATTGATGTTGGTACTTCAGGTCTGACTAATGCTTCTGCAATTGCAGCTGATTACTTATCAGTTATTCAGAGTTGGTATATTCCCAACAATGCTAGGTTAATCTGTAATCTTGCTTCGGCAGTTTCATTGTTCCTCCCTCCTCTGCCGGGTGACGGCAGTAGGTTATCTGTTATCGACAATGCTGGAAACTTCTCCACAAATGTCCTGACCCTCAATGGCAATGGAAGGAAGATTGATCCCGGTACGGGAGCAGTTTCAACGCTAGCCCTTAACACTAATGGTGCAACATCTGATTTGTTCTACAGAGCTGATTTAGGCAAATGGATCACTGTTGATTTGTCTTCAGTCTCGTCTTCGTCTCCTTTACCAGCAGCCTTTGATGACTATCTAGCAACTCTGCTAGCATTGAGAATTAATCCTCGGTATGGGGCTCAGACCAAGCCGGAGACTGCACAGTTCATTAAAGACATGCAGAGGAAACTTCGTTCCCGTTATCGTCAGCCGACTGATAAGAATTCTGAACTCGCACTTATTCGGCTGCCTTCGACGTATTCGACCATCGGTCTTTATCCCGCGTATTCACCGAGTAATCCTAATAACTTCAATCAAGGGATCAGTTAGTGGACCTCCGCTACGGAACACAATCTTATGATAGAAGCAGGGGTAATTTTCCTGTTCTCCCTGTCATCAATATGTTTGTGGAGAGTGTTCCCGAGGAGCCTGATGTTGTATTAATCTCTCGTCCCGGTGTGACTGGAGCCGATAGCTACCTTGGTTTCTCGTCTTTATTGGGAACTGGCGCATCTAATATCAAGAACAGAGGGATGTTCTTCGTTGACGGTGTTCTAAATAATGATATCTTTGCACTAACATCGGATAATAAGCTTTATAAGACAGTTACAAATATCGGTACTATTGATGGTTCTGGAGTTCCATCGTGGGGAGCTTATGCAGACCATGTATTTGTTACCTCAGGATCATCGTTATGGATGTACGATGGAACCACTCTCTCTAGTGTAGCAACTCCGGGTTCATTTAGCGTAAAAGCGTTATGTGTCGGAGCTTCTCATCTTATAGTTATTGACAGCGGAACGGGGAAGTTCTTTTGGAGTGATGCCCTTGGAACCACTCTTCCGTCACTTAATTTTGCTACGGCTGAGAATTCTCCTGATGATCTCGTGGACTGTTTGTATGTCGGAGACACATTAATTTTATTTGGGACTGAAACTGTTGAACTCTGGCCTTCAACAGGTGATGCAACAGCCCCCTTCCAACCTCTTGTCGGTAAGGCATTTACTGTAGGTTGTCGTGCAACAGGTTGTGCAACCGCCTTTAATAAAACATTTGCTTGGATCACCGATCACAATAATATTTGTCTGACCGATCAAACTAATGTTATCTCACATCCCGGTATTGAAGAAAAGCTAGCTATAAGTTCAGGGGCTTATCTCTGGACGTTTTGGTTAGAGGGAACAGAATTTCTTGCTGTTCGTCTAGATAATAATACCTTTGTTTACAGTGCGAAGTCTCAACTTTGGTCAGAATTCCAAACCGGTGGAGGAAATTGGCTACCAAATAACTATGACAAGGGATTATTCGGAGGAGGTGGACAGTATTTGGTGTGGCTTGATAATACTTATACTTCTGGCCCTTATAGCGGTGATTTAGGTGCTACTACCTTTGAACGTAGGTTTAGAGCCGGTGTTCCGCTTACGACAGGAAGTCTCACTGTAGATAATTTGACCCTGAGGGTTAATGAAGGATACACTCCTGTCTATTCTGCTGGTAAACCGATTGAATTTCAAAATCCGATGGTTCAAATGAGAACTTCAAATGATGGTGGGAATAATTGGTCAGCATGGCAACAAAGGTCTTTGGGAGCCAATGGAAGCTATAGGAAACCACCAACTTGGCGAGCCTTAGGCATGTTCGGATTTCCCGGTTTCATGGTTGAAATCCAAGTCACAGATCGCGTTCCATTTAGGGTCTCCGGAGCTAAGATAAACGAACCTTACGGCAGTAGATAATATAAATGTCAGTATTTCTTCCTCGTCTTCGCCAAGACATTCCTGTTGTTGATAACAAAGGAATACCAGTCCTTAGTTTCATGACTTGGTGGGATAAAATGGCAAGAACTGTCGAGAACCTTAATACAGGTTCAGGGGTAACCTCCTTCAACACCAGAACTGGTGCAGTTACTCTTTCTTCCGGAGATGTAACAACTGCATTGGGATTTACCCCACAGCCCGCTGGTTCCT